CCCGCGGGGCTACCCGATTTTCAGCGTGCGCCTGTCCGCAATCCGGGGTTCCCCCGTCGTGCCAGCTGAGGCACCGTGGGACGACCGAAGCACGCAGCGAGCGAGAACGAGCTATCCGCGCTGGCCGGCGTCAGCGACACGACCTGGAAGAGCCACAAGGCCGCAGGCTGCCCGGTGCCGAAGACGCGCGCCGAGATCCCGGCGTGGCTGAAGGCCTATCACGCCTGGCGCAAAGCGAACGGCAAGGAGATCAGGCTGCCAGGCACTGGTGCAGGTGGTGCCGGCGTGGGCGGCCTGGATCCCGAGATCCTCGCGAACAAGCGCGAGCGCGGCCGCCTGCAGAACATGCAGATGCGCCTCGACCTCGCCGTGCGGCAGAAGCAACTGATGCCGATCGCCGAGGTCCGCCAGTTCGCGAGCCGCGCGATCCTTGCAGCGAACGCCAGGCTCGAAGCGATGCGCACCCGACTGGCGGCGCAGATCGGACCCGTGTGCCAGGGCGGCGAGATCTTCGTCCTGGAGCGCATCGACGCAGAGCTTCGGATGCTGCGAGACGAGTTCGCGCGAGGCATGACAGGCCCGCTCGAGGAGACGCCAGCAACGTGACCACCGCCGAAGAACTGCTGCGCGATCCGGAGATCATGCGCAACTGGCACCGCGAGGAACGGCTCACGGTGAGCGATTGGGCCGACGCCAACCGAATGCTGAGCGACCTCGCCAGCAACGAGCACGGCCGCTACCAGTCCAGCAGGACCCCGTATGCGAGAGAGTGGCAGGACAGCTGCGCAACGCCGTGGGTGCGCCAGGTCACGGTGATGGCAGGCACGCAGGTCGGCAAGTCCGAGGCGATGCACAACGTCATCGGCTACTACGTCCAGCACCGGCCGAGCCCGATCATGATGGTGCTGCCGAACGGCAAGGCCGTGAAGACGGCGGGCCGGCGCCGCCTGCTGCCAATGATCCGCGAGAGTCCATCGCTTCGAGCGGAGACCACCGGCAACACCGGCGACATGACGTACAGCGAGATCACGCTGCGCAGGTCAGTGATCTACGTGCGCAGCGCAGGTTCGCCGGCCGACCTGGCCAGCGTGCCGGTGCGCCTGGTCGTGGGAGACGAAACAGAGAAGTGGCCGGAATGGTCGGGCGACGACGCCGATCCGCTGAGTCTGGTCCGCGAGCGCACGCGAACGTTCTTCGACCACGTGGTGCTGCTGGCCTGCACGCCGAAGCACGAACACGGCATCATCGCGCGCGAGTTCCAAGCAGGCGATCAAAGGCACTACCACGTGCCGTGTCCGCATTGCGGCGAGTGGCTGCAGTTCGAGTGGGACCAGGTGCGATGGGACGCAGACACGCGCGATGCCGAGCAGCTGCGCGAGTCGCACGCGGCCTGGTACGAGTGCCAGCACTGCAACCAGAGGATCAACGACCTGCAGAAGGTCGAGGCGACAGCGAAGGGCATGTGGGTCCCGGCCGCGTTCACGCCGGCCGAATGGCTGGCAGGGGCACGCGAGGCCGATCGCGCGAGGCACCGCAGCTATCACCTGTGGGCCGCGTATTCGCCGTGGCTCACGTGGTGGCAGATCGCCGCGCAGTTCCTCGACGCCACCGAGCAGGACGACCCGGCGAAGGTGATGAACTGGACCACGAACTGGCTGGCCAGGCCGTGGCAGGAAACCGTGCAGCACGCGGCCGACGAAGCGGTCCTGGCATGCGTCGAGGCGCGCCAGGTGGGCGAGGTCCCGGACAACGTGCAGCTGGTCACCGCGGCGGTGGACACGCAGGGCAACCGCCTCGAATGGGCGGTGCAAGCGTGGGGCTACGACGAAGAGTCCTGGGTCCTGGACGCCGGCAAGGTCCCGCTGATGCCGAACGGACAGGACTGGACGCAGCTGTACGAGAAGGTGCTGAAGCGCAGATGGGGCAAGCACCAGGTGCGCCTGTGCCTGATCGACAGCAGGTGGCGCGCCGACGAGGTCCTCGACTTCTGTCGGCTGCATCAACCGGTCACGCGCATGATCGCCGGCGTGGAGAAGGGAGGACCTGACCTGTTCACGCCGAAGAAGCTTGATCGCCATCCGCGAACCGGCATCCCGCTGAAGCACTCGATGCAGAAGTGGTCGGTGCAGGTCGGGTGGTTCAAGGACCTGGTCGCTGCACGGCTGATGCGATCCGCCGCCGACAAGGAACAGAAGGCTGGCCGCATCTGGTTGCCGAGCGGACTGCCGAGCGACTGGCTGCAGCAGATCAGCAGCGAGCACAAAGTGGTGCAGCGCAGCGGCAGCAAGCGCGTCGAACGCTGGGTGCTTCGACCAGGTCGTCGACGCAACGAGGCCTGGGACCTCCTCGTCTACAACGCCTGCGCGGCGCGAATGCTGTTCGCCAACCTGCTGGTGAGCAAAGAACGCCTGCCAGAGCGGAACGCAAAGCCGGTGCAGGGTCCGCCCATTCGAACGAGAGCACCAGGAGCAGGCGTGCAGCTGCCCGGGATCAGTAGGAGACCATGAGGACGATCAACCCAACCGGGCTCGGCGGCGACGACGGCAGCGACGATCAGCTGCCCATCGTTCCGTTCGTGCCGTTCCGATGCCCACGATGCAATCGCCACAAGCCGTTCACCTACGCGGTGCGCGGCCGATTGCGCTATCACCGGTGCCAGCACTGCAAGCAGAAGTACCGCAGCTGGGAGCTCGACAGCACAGACGTGAAGGACTGGACGCCTCCGCAGAGCGGAGCGTGATGCGAGCAGCGGTGTGCTCGAGGTGGCAGGATCCCTCGGGTGACGGCAACCACGAAGTACGTCCTGCACTTGTTCGACGGTCACGGTCGTGGCCGGCAAGCGCCAGCGCCGCAGACGATCGATCCGAAGGCGGGCCAGCTGCTGAAGTTCGCCGGGCCGCCGAGCCCTGCGCTCGAACTGAACGCCGTGGTCGTTGGCAGGACGAGCGGAGCGTGCGGTCGCATCACGAAGGTCCTCGACGCGGCGACGTGCGTGATCGAGACGATTCCGCGAACCTTCGCGGGCCTCGCGTTCGCGCAGAACAGCAGCGGCACGCCAGGCGTCGGGGAGATCTGCGACTTCGACAATTGCCAGGGGACAGCAGGTGGCTACCTGGTGAACCACGCTGGCACCTACGCGATCGGCACCACGTCAATCGCCGTGGACACGGGCGTCGGAACGATGCTGGTGGGAGACCGCCTGAAGTTCGCTGGGCACGCGACGGTCTACACGGTCGCGACGGCGCTGACGGCCGGAACGGTCGTGATCACGCCGAGCCTGACCGCAACCGTCGCCGACAATGAAGCCGTCACCCTGCGCGGCGGCGAGGCCGTGCTTCTGCCCCTGGGAGACAGCCAGCAGCTGCCGCTGGGCAACCAGTACGTCGCCGAGCACCACGACGCCGAGCTCTCGGCGCGCATCGAAGACGGCCTGGGCAACTGGTGCTGGTGGGACCGCCAGGCCAAGGTGTGTGAGCTGATCGCCGTGATCAGCGCCACCGGCACGTTCCGCAAGGGCGACGCGTGCACGACTTCGAGCGGCGGCGCCTTCACCGTGCAGGTCGTCATCGACAACGGCGGCGGCAACCTGGGCCTCTACGTGCTGCGCAAGCGCGGGACGCCGACCGCCGGCGACACGGTCACGAATAGGACGACCACCGGGAGCGGGACGATCGCGCTGATGGGAGCGAACACGCCGCTCTACCAGCCGACCGGAGGGTTCGTGCCCTACTCGCCGTTCCCGAACGCCGGCGGCACGGAGACCGACGATCAGTACTGGGAGCGGATCCCGCAGGGCAACGGCGGCCTCGGAGAGAACAGCCTGGGCCCTGACGCCAAGCTGATGCATCTGCTCGATGCCTACTTCAAGAAGGCCACGGACCCGAACGACAGGCACTTCCGCATGGTGCCGTTCTGCTCGTGGGATGACGAAGGCGTCACCGACGGGAACCTCGGTGGCGTGACGCTTCAGGTCGTCAAGTGCAGCGGCACGTTCCCCGCGAGCGGCACGTTGGTGGTGGGGCAGACCGTCACCGGACCGAACGGTTGGTCAGCGACCGTCCACGGGTGGAACAACGGCCTGAAGTACCTGTTCGTGCGGGCCACGAACGGCGCGGTGCTCGGCGCCGGCACGCTGACGCTGAGTGGCGGCGCCACCGTCACCGGCACCGGAGCCGCGTTCGGGTGGGCCAAGGGGAGCACGCACTGGAACAACATGGTGGCGCAGATCACTGCAGCCACGACCGCGTTCGGCGCGATCAGCGGCACCGCCGCGATCAAGTGGGCCGGCGTGGTGGCGCAGCCGTGGGAGACCGAACTGGCGATCCACGCCACCGCGAACGGATGCCCCTACCCGAGCCAGGAGCAGGTGCAGCAGGCCTGGCTCGCGTGGGCCACCGACCTGCGGACGCTGCTGGGAGACAGCACGATCCCGATCACGACCTGGAAGCACCGAGACGAGAGCCATCTGTCGGACGTCTACATCACGCCAGGCGTGAGCTTCGCGTGGTACCACAACAGCGTCCTGGAGACGCTGCCGGTGGTCGTGCCGCGGCTGACGCTGGTGCGGGCGTACGGCTACAAGATGTCGGACGACCAGCCGAACCTCTACCTGCGCACGGAGGACTACGTCGACCTGGGCGTGCAGTTCTTCCGGCACCTGCTGTTCGGCCAGGTCAGCGTGAACCCGGGCGACGGCCTCGAGCAGGTAGCTGTCGGCATCACGTGGGGACAGAGCCAGAAGACGGGTTACATCCCGGCCGCGCAGATGGCGAGCATCGACCTCGACCCGGACCTGTGGTCGCTGTCGACGTTCCCCGGCGCGAACACCGTCGACCAGAACGCGCTGTGCTGGAACCCGGTCACGATGCAGATCGAGCCGCTGGATCTGGCGATCAACGGCGGCAACGGCAGCTGGGGAACGACGGCTGGCACCTGCGGTCCCGAGGTTCCCGTCAACGCCCGCATGAAGCGCCGCTTCAGCGAGGACCCGCTGCAATCGACGCGGTTCGTCTCGTTCAAGTTCACGGTCCCTGGGAGCTCCTGCTCGCCAGAGGTCACGAACAGCACGGGCTGCTGGGACCCGTCGCTGACGACCAGGCCGGCGACGACCGCCAGCTGCAGCGTCAGCGTGCTGACGTCGCCGGCGCGCGGCCGATTCACGGCGGCCGCCGGAACCTTCGTGGGTCCGCAGTGGGTCAACGGATCGTCGGTGACGGTCGCCGGTAGCGGCCTTGGCGCGCAGGGAATCGGCGGCAACAACAGCGGCCAGTGGACGGTGCAGCAGGTCTACGCCGTTGCCGGCGACGGCAGCTGGGTCGAGATCCTGGGCACGTTCGTCACGGAGAGCACGCGCACCTTCACCATCACCGTGGGTCCGCCGCCGATCTGGCCAGAGTTCCTGCGGCAGTGGGCCGCGTTCCAGCGGGACTGCCAGCGCCTCGGCATCATCCCGATCCCTGTCTACATCGACGGCGAGCAGGGAGAGTCCGACCTCGACCACGTCGAGCTCTACGAGGCGTCCTTCAAGCGCGTGTGGGATGCCCTGGTGGACACGGTCGGCAAGCGCGTGCGCGGCGCGCCGCCGATCGCCAAGTGCATCACGCTGCTGCACAAGAAGACTCCGTTTCTCCCGCTGTACGGAACCGGAAGCGTGGAAGAGCAGGCGGCCGCGGCGGACGCGCAGATCGAGGCCATGCGCACGATCCAGAAGCGAGTCGCGGATGGCATGGAGAACAGCACGACCGTGGACCCGAGCGGGTTGCCGCTGCAGATCAACCAGTTTGGAAGCTGGCCGCGAACCTCGCGTGCCTACAACGGCGTGCACCACACGTCCTGGGCCATGATCCAGAAGGGGTTTCTGGTCGACGCGGCACTCGCCACGCTCGACGGGATCCCGCCGCATCCGCAAGGAGAGCTCGCCGTCGCATTCGGTGCCGTCGACGGCGGCACGCCATCGACATCAGGCACCGACGACGCCGGCACCGACGACGCCGGCGCGGGAACCGATGCAGTGGTCCCGAGCGAGCCGTCGGGAGATCCGACCATCGCGAGCAACTCGGCGGACATCATCGCCGCGATCGACACGGCGATGCTGCAGGGCGCTGACGTCGCCAGCTACGTGGTGAACGGGCGCCAGGTCACGCTGCGCTCGATGACGGAGATGCTGGAAGCGAGGCGCTACTTCGAAGCGCTGCGCTCGAGGTCGCAGGGTCTGCGGCGCACGCGCGTGAGGTTCGGACAATGACGCAACGCATCAAGGGCGCCGCGAAGCGCCAACCGATCTACGCCGGCATCAGCGGAGCGATCGCGCGAGCGATCGACGGCGCCGTCGGCATGGTCGCTCCGCGCATGGTGCACGAGTGGCGAAAGGCCCGCGTGCGCAGCAGCGCGCTCGTGGCCTACGAGGCCGCGCGCATCACGCGCACGAACCCGGTCGAGGGCTCACAGAGCAGCAGCGCCGACGCCGAGATCCTGCCTGACCTTCGGCGCCTGCGAGACCTGTCGCGCACGATGGCGCGCGACGATGGGCACGGTTCGACCGTCATCAACATCCACGACGAGTGCATCGTGGGAGATGGCATCAAGGTGCAGGCCGCGTGCAAGCCGGCCGCGACCGGCATGACGCAGACGGAATGCGACGACTGGAACCAGGCTTGCACCGCCGAGTTCGAACGCTGGGCCGACGAAGAGGCGGACGCGACGCAGGTCGGGACCTTCTACGACATGCAGAGCCTGGCCCTGCGGTGCCAGCTGGTCGACGGCGACGCGATCGGACACACCGTGGTGGGCAACGGACGGGTCGCCGTCGAGCTCATCGACGCCGATCGCATCGAGAGCCCTGGCATGACCGACACGACGAAGATCCGTGGCGGCATCGAGCTCGGCGAGTTCGGCCAGCACGTGGCGATGCACATCCTCGACGCGCATCCCGACGAGTGGTTCTCGGGGTCGGTGCGCACGCAGCCGAGGCGGGTGGCTGTCAGCGACGGCAGCTACAGCATCCTGCAGCACGTCTACAAGCGCACGCGGCCGGGCCAGACGCGCGGGGTTCCGCTGCTCACGCCGGCGATCACGACGAGCCGCAACCTGCACCACTACCTGGAGTCCGAACTGATCGCTGCGCGAGCGGCGAGCAACTTCGCGCTGTTCATCAAGCGATCGGTGAGTTCTGCGGACGCCGACATCATGCCGGTGCAGGAGACGGAAGCGGCGACGGGCCAGAGATTCCACGAGTACCTCGAGCCAGGGATCATCGAGTACCTGAACGAGGGCGAAGAGCCGATCCCGTTCAACCCGAACCGGCCAGGAAGCCAGTTCGCTCCGTTCGTCGAGCGCCTGCTGCGCGTGACGGCGGCGAGCAGCGGCCTGAGCTACGAGGTCCTGTGCCGAGACCTCGGCCGGATGAACCTCAGCAGCGCGCGCGCGATGATGCGCGAGATCCGCCGCGGCTTCGACCAGACGCGGGCCCGCCTGGTCCGTCAGTGGTGCCGGCCGATCTACCAGAACGTGATCCGTGCCGGCGTGGCCGCTGGCCGCCTGGTCCCGCCGGCGCAGTGGCTCGACGACCCGACGCCGTTCCTGCAGGCGCAGTGGGTGTCACCGATCTACGGAATGGTGGATCCGGAGACCGACGTGCGCGGCGCGGTGGCGTCGATCGATGCGAACCTCAGCGACCAGTACACCGAGGCGCAGCGGCAAGGCCGCAACGCCGAGGACGTGCTGCAGGCGCGCGCCAGGTTCTACGCGCGCGCCGCCGAGCTCGAACGCCAGAACAACCTGGCGCCCGGCACGCTGACGCAAGAGCGGCCGAGCCGCAGCGAGTCCGTGCAGCCACCGACCGACCCGACGCAACAAGCCGGCGACCAGGCGCCGCCGGCGAACACCCCGAACGATCCGACGACGCCATGAAGCTGACGCATCTCCTGCAGTTCGCACTCGCACAGACCTGGGCCATGGAAGCGAGCTTCCACGCGCGCATGTTCCAGGTGCTGATGCGGTCCGACTCCGCGCTCGACGAACGCCTGCTGGCGGCCGCCGCGGCGCCGACGCGCGACCGCCGGCGAGAGCAGATGACCGTTCAGCGCGGTGTGGCGGTGATCCCCATCAAGGGAGTGATCGCACCGCACGCGAGCCAGGTCGATCCGCTGTGCTCGGACATCGGCGCATCGGTGGAGCACGTCCGCTCCGACCTGCAGGCGGCACTGGAAGACCCGGCGGTGCAGAGCATCCTGCTGGCCATCGACAGTCCCGGCGGCAGCGTCCAGGGGCTCGACCAGCTGGCGGCCGACATCCGCGCGGCCAGGAAGAGCAAGCCGATCATCGCGCACACGGACGGGATGATGGCCTCGGCGGCCTACTGGCTCGGCAGCCAGGCCGACCGCGTCTTCGCGACGCGCGACTCGATGGTCGGGTCGATCGGCGTGATCGCGAGCTTCCTCGACAACCACCGCCAGCTGCAGGACCGCGGCCTCGATCCGGTGGTGATCCGCAGCGTGCCTGGCAAGGGCATGACGCAGAGCAACGGCGCCGTCGGTGACGCGAACCGCGCCGCCGTGCAGGCCGAGGTCGACGCCTACCATTCGATGTTCGTCGAGGCTGTCGCCGCGGGCCGCAACGTCCCGCTCGAGCGAGCGAACGCGATGGGCGACGGCGCCGTGCACATCGGCCGCCAGGCGATGGACAAGGGCCTGATCGACGGACTGCAGCAGATGGATGCCAGCATCCGCATCGCACGCAGCATGGGCAGGTCCGCCGCCGTGGCGGCCGCCGTGCGCGCAACCCCGTCGGGGCAACCGATCACGGTGGCCGCCGACGACAACGATCCTCAGACCGGTGGCGAAGGAGCCACGGACCAACACGAACCGAGGCAGATCATGAGCAGCACGAACGTCCCGCCGGCCACGCCGGCATCCCCGGCACCCGTCACGGGCGCCACGACCACCACCACGCCGGTCGCCACCATCAACCCCGAGGCCGCGGTGAAGGCCGAGCGTGATCGCGTCAACGCGATCATGCGTGCCGGCGCGAAGGCGCAGGGCGACCTGGTCGCGCGGCTGATCGCCGACGGCACGCCGCTGGTCGAGGCGCTGCAGGCGATCAACGCCGACCTGACCGTGAAGCTGGCCGCGCAGGCGCCGACGACGACGCCGAACACGCACCCGCTCGCGACCGGCAACACCGCCTCGGTGGCGCCGTCCGAGACCGGCGAGCCGAAGGCGAAGGCGCCGTCGCCCGTCGACAACGAGCAGGCGTGGCGCGCCGAGTTCGACGCCAGCGCCGACCTGCAGCGTGAGTTCCTCGGCGACTTCGGCCTCTACGCGGGCTGGAAGCGGAACGAACGCAACCTGCAGGCGGCGAAGCGCCGCGGCGAGGCGAAGCCGGACTGACGACGCCACGGGCCGTCGCCGGCGCGGACGACGGCCCGCCAACCACGCGCACAAACACACACACAGAAGCCACGAACTAGGAGCAGAACATGACCGCAGGTCTCAAGGGGCTCGGGAGCAGAGCCATCATTGGCGCCTTCAACAAGCGCCTGCAGGAAGTCACCGAGCGCAGCTGGGTCTCCCGGCTGGCGTTGACGATGCCGAGCAACCAGGAGACGGAGTCGTACGACTTCCTCTCCGACGCGCCGGCGATGGAAGAGTGGGCCTCCAACCGGAAGAAGCAGGGCCTGCGCAACTTCGAGTTCTCGGTGAAGAACAAGAAGTTCAGCGCCGGCCTGGAGATCGACGAGGACGACTGGCGCCGCGACAAGACGGGCCAGATCATGATCCGCGTCAACGAACTGGCGGCACGCGCCGCGCAGCTGCCGGCGAAGATCCTGTCCGCCCTGCTGGTGGCCAACTCGAACGCCTACGACGGCGCCGCGATGTTCCACGCCTCGTCGCACGTGAACCTCAACGGCGACACCATCAACAACGCGCTGCAGGTGACCGCGGCGACCGGCACCACGCCGACCAACGCCGAGATGGAGACCGGCATCCTGACCGGCATCGAGTCGATCCTGGGGTTCAAGGACGACAGCGGCGAGCCGCGCAACGAGGACGCGCAGAGCTTCACGTTGATGGTCCCGCCGAACATGTGGAAGCAGGCCAAGGCCGCGCTCAAGAACGATTACTCCTCCAGTGGCGTGTCCAACACGCTGCGCGCGACGGAGTTCACCATCACCCCGGTGATGAACGCGCGCCTGCCGAATTCGTCGGCCTACATGTACCTCTTCCGCGACGACAGCGACGTCAAGGCGCTGCTGTGGCAGGACGAGGTCGCGCCGATCATGGCCGCGCTGACGGAGGGCAGCGACTACCACACCCTGAACGATGCGCGCCTCTACTTCGTGAAGCGCGTCGGCAACGGCGGGTTCGGTCGCTACGACCAGGCCGTCCGCGTCGAGTTCACGTGATCCGGAGCCGTTGACCGGGAAGGGCTTGCCGACACGCATGGCCTGGCCGCCGTGCACCACAGACACACCAGAAACCAGAAACCACAAAGGCCACCATGGCTCTCTCCGCTCCCAAGCTTCGCAAGTTCCTCGCCGACGTCCCGCAGGTGAAGATGCGCCTGCCGGTCAAGGCCTCCACGCAAATCTACGAAGGCGGCCTGCTGATGTTCAGCAGCGGCGCCGTCGCTCCGGTGTCCGGCGCCGCCGTGTTCGCCGGCGTCGCGCTCGAAACCGTCAAGGGCGGCACGAACGACGGCGACGTCGACGTGCTGGTGATGGTCCAGGGCGCCCTGGAGATCAACCTCACCACCGACACCGCGGCGATCACCGCCGTGGGCGTCGCGGCGACGTTCCCCGAGGCGACCGACGACGACACGGTGCGCATCGAGACCGGCACCAGCATCACCGGCACCGCGCTCGGCCGCTTCATGCGCTACGTCAGCGGCACCACCGCCGGCGTGATGGCGATCTCCTTCAAGGGGTCGTCGGTCGCGTGAGCCGCTACCGGATGATCGAGCCAGGCACCGGCAAGGTCCTCGGCGAGCTCTCGCTCGTCCAGGACCTTGGTCCGGCGGAAGCCTGCCGCCAGCTGTTCCGCCAGAACGTGGTGCAGCTGGAAGTGGCGCGCGCCGATCGCGCGCAGACGCCGTCCGTTGCCAGCGACGTCCCGGCGGCACCCGAGGAGCCAGCGATCGTCCCGGCGGCGCCTGGCGCCAACAAGGCACGCGGAGCACGGCGCCGATGAGTCTCCGAGACCTGATGGGCCGCCACGCTCGAGGACCGCTGGTCCGCCTCGACCACAACGGCGAGTCGATCGTCTACCGTCCGAAGGGCGGCGGGACGCCGGTCACCATGGCCGTGGTGGTCGACCGCTCGCTGCGCCTCGACCCGATCTCTGACCAGCACTCCCGCGTGGCGGCCAGGGCCGCCGTCGTGTTCGTTCCGCGCGGCGCCGGCGTCGACACCGTCGCTGCAGGCGATCAGATGGACATCGCCATCGAGGACGAGCAGGGAGCGGTGGTCCGCTGCCGCGTCGACGAGATCCTCAGCAGCGATGCCGGCGGTTGGACCGTCAGGGTGCAGCGGTGAGCGACCAGGTCGCGGTCAAGGTCGACACGGCGGCCGTCGAGGCGATGCTGAAGACGTCGCCTGTGAGCGTCTACGCCGGCATCCGCAAGTTCCTGTTCGGGGCCTTGCTCGGGCATCGGATCTACTGGCTGCGATCCAAGGGCACGAAGTTCGGACGAGCATCAGAGGGGTCGCGGGCCGTGAAGGTGTGGCGCATCAACGAGGCGCCGCAGGGACCACCGCTGCCGAACTGGGTCACCTTCACGGTGCGTCCGGACGCGAAGCGCATCGCCGACCCGGACCAGGCCATCGCCGGGCTGCAGCAGCTGCAGGCCGAGGTCGGCACCGGTTCGTTGGTGCTCGAAGTGCACCAGAAGGGCGGGCCCACGGTGTCGCCGACCTGGATGGCAATCCCGATCCGCACGCGGCCAGGCACACCGGAGAAGTGGCGCCAGGCCAACCCAGGCAAGCAGCTGGTGGTGATCCCGGACCGGAGCGGCAACGACCGCCTGTGGCTGGCCGAGCGGATCCGCAAGATGCGACGCGGCCGCAAGCCGGCGAAGGGATCGCGGCGACGCCAGGTGTTCGAGCAGCTGAGAAAGCGCTTCCTGCTGACGCATCGCGTGTTCAACAAGCCGACGCTGAAGTTCTACGAGTCGTGGGACCAGCTGATCGCGGCACGGGCAAAGGAGTGGGCGCAGGCCGCCGACGAGATCCTGCAAGGAGTCGCCAATGGCAACGCTTCGTGACGGGCTGGTTCGGCAGGTCGTCGCGCGCCTGGCGACGATCACCGGGTGGAGCGCATCGATGCGAGCCGAAGAGGAGGCCACGAACGTGCCAGTGCTGGCGATCGTGGCCTGCGCCGGCGAGAGCAAGCGCCTGGTCGATTCGATGCACTACGAGTGCACGCTGCAGGTGGCCGTGCTGATCGTGGCGCGCAGCGAGGACGCCAGCGCATCGCTCGACGGCGGCAACGGCTACAGCTACCTCGATCGACTCGTGGGGCTTGCCGAGGCGACGATGCACGCCACGCCGTGGCCGAACGACGAACTGATCACGATCACCGGGCATAGCGTCGACGACCCGTCGAACAGCAACCGCCTGGTGGCCGAGCTCAACCTGCAGATCATCTACCGCCACAACGTGAAGGACCCGACGCAGTACGCGCCGGTCTGGACGCCGTGATCGACCAACAAGCACTGCCACGACCAGGCCGCGTGGAGTTCGCCGACGGCACCGCGTTCGCCGCGTCGCCGTGGCGTGACGGCGCGATCGTTCGAACGCTGGTGCGCGACGCGCAGGTGAACCCGCGCCGCCTCACGCTGGTCTACGAAAACTCGCCGGCGGCCGTCCTCAAGGCCGTGCGCGACCACTGGAAGGCCTACGCCGACAGCGACTTCGCATGGCAGGCGCCAGGCGACGCGTTCGAGTCGCGATGGATCTACCCCGAGCCGGTGTCGATCGACTTCAACAACGCAGCGGGCAACGCGCGCGTGGTGGTCGAGGAAGCGCTCGTGCACGACTGAGCAACAACCAAACACGGAGAACCCAACATGCCTGTCACCCGTCGTCAGCAGATCCTGGCCAAGATCGAGTCCAGCGAAGGCCAGAACGCCAACCCCACTGGATCGGACGCGATCCTGGTCTACGAGCCCGAGCTCTCGCAGGAGGTCGACACCGTCGAGCGCGTGCCGGCCGGTTCGAGCATGAGCCGTGCCTTCGACCCGGTCGGTCGCAAGAAGCGAAGCGTGAAGTTCACGTCCGACTTCCGCGGCAGCGCCGACACGACGATCCCGATCACGCTCCCCGAGTGGGGCACGCTCGGCCAGGGCGCAGGGCTGCGTTCGATCCAGCCGATCCAGATCCCGGTCACCAGCGTGAGCGGCACGCTCGGCTACCAGCTGGGCGAGATCGTGCAGAAGGGCTCCAGCGCCATCCGTGGCGTGGTGATCGGGCTGTTCAGCAGCGGCGCGATCGTCCATCGGCTGACCGGTAGCGGCACCGTGGTGGTCGCGCCGATCGCTGGGACGTTCACGAGCACGGGCACCCTGACCGGCGAGAGCAGCGGCACCACCGGCACGATCGGCACGGTCGCGTCCTACGCGGGCCTGTGCTTCGCGCCGACCTCCGACAAGCGGATGAACGTGACGACCGGTTCCTGGAGCGCGAGTGCGCCGGCCGCCGGCGACACGGCGCTGGTGAAGGCCTCCGGGATCATCGTCGGCATCTGCCAGATCGTCGTCGACAACGCCGCCGGCGCCTTCACGGACATCGACGTGGTGCTGCTGCAGGGCACGATCAGCAACGGCAACACGCTGGTCGTGGGCGCGAAGACGGCGACGATCAGCGCGGCGCCGACGCAGAGCAGGACGCCGAGCCTGACCATCGCGCACAACCTCGACGGGCGCCGGCGAAGCATCGTCGGGTCGCGCGGCGACTTCGAGCTCTCCGGAGAGAGCGGGCAACCGCTGAAGTTCACGTGGACGTTCGAGGGCGACTCCGTGGCCGCCGTCGACGCGCTGCCGGCGACGACCGGCGCGCTGTCGTCCGTGATCGCACCACGCCTCCTCGGCGCGCTCATCGCCTACGGGCAACGCGTCGACACCACCGCCGGCGACACGGCGACCGACTTCGTCCGCCTGGCGACGAAGAGCCTCAACCTGAAGGCCTCGAACACGGTCTCGGCGAACCTCGACGCGAACGCTGCCGGCGGCACCGTCGGATCGAACGTGACGGACCGCAAGCCGGTCCTGAACGCCGTCGTGAACGAGGTCCAGAGCGGCTTCGATTGGGACGCGATCGTCGAGAACGCGACGCCGGTCCGGTTCATCGCCATCCTCGGAACGACGCCGGGCAACATCGTCGGCATCGTCGTCCCGAACGCGCAGGCGAAGGCCGCGCCGATCGGAGACAGCGACGGGCTGGTCACGCGCGACGTGAGCCTCGAACCGAAGCGCGTCCTCGAAAGCGGCGACGACGAGTATTTCCTCGTCCAGCTGTGATCGGAGACGATCGAAGAACCATGGGCTTCTCCCTCCTCAGCAACCTCCCCCAACCCTACGTCCTTGAGCGGCACCGCGACCAGGCCAACCCGACTACGTGGTTCCTGCGCACGCTGCCGCAACGCTGGATGACGATCATGCTGCCGCAGCTGCAGCAGCATCCGGAGAAGGCGCTGGCCGCGTTCGTCGAGGTCGGCCTGGTTGGCGTCAGCGGGATCGAGCAGGACGGGAAGCCGGTGGAGTTCAAGCCGGCGCCGCGGCGGCAAGTCTACGGAGAGTGGGTCGACGGCGGCGCACCAGGCGAACTGGTCGACGCGCTGCCGTTCGACGTCATGCTCGAGCTCGGCAACGAGATCATCCTCCGCAACAAACTCGACAAGGCCTCCGCGGGAAACTGATCCTGGCCGCGCTCGTCCGCTGGGACGGACGCGGCCGACCCTTCGAACAGGACTGCAGAAAATGCAAACGCGACCCTTCGATGCGAGGCCCGTGGGGATGCGACGGGCCGACGGCGAGTCCGGAGTTCGCCGTCACCATTCGATGCTTCGTTTGCGACGGCCGCGATCCAGGATGCCCCGATTGCCGTGGCACGGGCGACATCGAGATCCGCGACTGCCCCTGGAAGAGGGTGGAGGACCAGCACCTGGATGCGTGCGACGCGATGGTGAGGATGGAGAGCGGGATCCTCCCGGGGCCAGGCGGCTTCAGCGACCAGTCCGCGACGTTCGTCGAGGCCTACCCGCTGCTCCGCGCCGAGCTCGATCACTGGCGTGAGGTGCAGCAGAGGCGAGCAGAGCAGAAAGCCAAACAGAGGTGACACGTGGCCGGCGAAAACAGAACCCTGCAGATCCTGGCGACGGTCCGAGACCTGGCGACCACGCAGCTGCGTCGCATTGGCCAGACGATCGGGCAGGTGTTTGGCGGCGCTGCCACGGTGGTCGGTGGCTTCCGCAAGGCGATCACGCTGACCGAAGCGGGGATCACCGGCCTGCTCGCCGCGCTCTCGCTGCGCACCGGCGTGGGCATCTTCCAGAACCTGGCCGAAGGACTGGCCAAGGTGTCGCGGAGCGCGGAGCAGGTCGGCGGGACCGCCTCGTCCCTCTACCTGCTGCGCAACGCCGCGGAGCAGAACGGAATCGAGTTCGACGCGTTGTCGGCGTCGCTGGTGGTGTTCCAGAAGAGCGTCGGCGCGGCGCGCCAAGGCAGCCAGGAGCAGGCAATCGCCCTGCGTCAGCTGGGACTGAGCTCTGAGAGCTTCGCTGGCTCGCAGCGAGACCTGATCTCGCAGATGGCGCTGGTCGCCGATGGGCTGTCGAGGGTGAAGGACGAGTCCTTGCGGACGCGACTGGCCACAACCCTGTTTGGCGACGCCGGCGCGAAGCTTCTGCCGTTGCTTCGGCAGGGCGGCACGGCGCTGCGCGAGTATGCAGCAGCGCAGAAGGCCGCCGGCCTGGCACTCAGCAACGAGCAGCTGCAGCGGGTGGTCGATTACCAGCGGACGCTGGCGAAGCTGGAAAGCACGATCCGGGTGCTGGCCGAGCAGGTGGTGGTGCAGTTCGCGCCGGTGCTGACGAAGGCACTGGAGGACATCCAGAAGGCGATCACGGACAATGCTCCGCAGATTCGCGAGCGCCTCGCCGACCTGTTCCAGGTCCTCGTGCTTGGGCTGCAGAGCTTCATCGCGATCGGCAGCATCATCAGTGACGTCGTCACCGGCTGGCAGATCCTCGGCGTCGCCAGCGAACTGCTCTACACCAAGCTGTTTGGCACAGGCGTCGAGGCGCAGAAGGCCGAGGCCGCACTGCAGGAGCTCGCCGACCGGGCGCGCCAATCGGAAAAGGCGTTCGATGGTGTCTCCGATGGACTGGCGCGCGTCGCGGAGCAGGCGAACCAGCTGCGCAAGGCGAACAAGCAGGGCGTCGTCATTCCGGCGCCGGTGGCCGAGCCACCGCCAGAGAACGTGCAGTCCGGTTACGACAAGTTCTGGGACGGCTTCACCACCGGAGCGGAGAAGGCCATCGACGCGTGGCGTGATTGGCGCCAGGCCGGTCTCACGGCATCGAAGACGCTGGTCGACAACGGGCTGAACGGCATCTCGAACGCGCTCGCCGACGTGATCGTTCGCGCGAAGACCTGGCAGCAGGCATTCCGAGATCTCGCAAAGAGCCTGCTGGCAGACCTGGCTCGCATCATCAGCAAGCTGATCGTGGTGCGCCTGCTCGAGGCGGCGATCTTCGGGAGCAGCACTGGCGGCGGTGGCGGCGGCGGTGTGGCGGCCGCTGGCCTTGGCGCCGAAGCGAACCTGTCACCGGTTCTGCTGTCGAGCGGCGCAGGAGCACGACGCAACACCCTGCAGCCTGCACTGGTCTCGGGCGTCGGCGGGGACACGTTCAACATCCAGATCACCGCGATGGACACGCAAGACGTGCAGCGCGCGCTGATCCAGAACAAGGGAACGATCCGTTCGCTGATCGAAGGGAGCCTGAAGCGCGATCGCTCGCTGCGGCAGGAAACCCGAGGGGCTTCTCGGTGACCGCGATTCGCTACATGGACCGGCTGGTCGACCAGAGCCGGAAGACGATCTCGACGATGGGATCGCTGCCAGGGCCTGGCGGTGGAGACGGCTGGTCGATCGCGTCCATCCTGTCGTCGGCGCGATTGGCCTCGACGTCGCACGGTTACGTGTTCCTGTGCACCGGGCGGATCGTCAACGTTCGCCGCTACGGGAGCGTGCCGTCCGGCGCCACCGGCAAGCTGCAGGTCGCGCTGGCGTCCAGCGCCGGCACGAAGAGCACCACGCACCTGTTCGAGACGAACGTCGCCGACCTGCAGGCAGACGACAACGGGCTGCCGTTCGCCTTCATGGTGACGTGCGGCGGCGGCATCAGCGATCCGACGTGGGGATCGTCCTGGAGCGGCACCGCCGACCTGCAGCTGATCGGGCGCACCTACTGGAACCAGGACGTGCCGACGTACGCCGTCGAGTTCGACCTGGTCGACGTGATGTGGGCGTGGATCGACGTCGACGCGATCCCGAGCGGCGACGTGAAAGTCACGCAGGTGGTCGGCGCCGACCCTGCGGTCTACACCCCGAGCGGCATCGCCAGCGGCAACGAGACCTGGCTCACGTTCTGGAACGTCGGGTGGACCAGCGGGCTGACGGCGAGCGGCGGCACGCAGCACGTGCAGGCGTTCCAGGTGGGCTACAGGACGTCGATCGCGTCGCCGGCGAGCTTCGTCTGCAAGGCCGGCCACGACATCACGGTGGGCACTGGCGTGCTGCAGGGACGCCTGGGCATCGCCAGCGGTGCAGCTGGGCCTGCAGGAGCCGCGACCAGGCCGCAGCGCACCATGGGCTCGTTCTGGATCGGCATCACCGGTGGCGTGGGCTTGCCGTGGTTCATGACCGCACAGACGACGACGCTGCAGAGCGGTTCGGTGGCGCACACCATGTCGCGGTTCGCCACCGTGAGCATCCGCCTCGACAACCTGCAGGGCGTCCGCTGGTACGAGCAACCGGCGCCGTTCGGATCGACCGCGTTCGGCACCGACTACCTGACCCGGTACACGGGACAGTTCCTGCCGATCGAAGTGCCTGCCGGCGACCTGACCGCGGAGCCGTGGTCGCTGGCCACCGGCATCCCGCTGTCGACGTGGGGACACTCGATCTGGATCGACACGAGCAACGGCCCGCACCCGTGGGAGCCGATCGGCCGAGACGTCGCGCTGGATCCCCTCGGCGCAGTGCCGTCGCTGTCCTGGGGCTCGCATTCGATCGCTGCAGGAGCAGGGGCCTACCGGTTCCTGTTCCGGTGGGTCAGCGAGCCAGGCGTGACGCTGAACCCGCCGGTGCTGGTGCAGAGCATCTATGCGGTGACCTTCAACCCGGTGCGCGATCCCGACAACGCCAACCCTTCCATCCCCGAGGTCGGGCCGGCGACCGCGCTGGTGCCAGGCACCGAGAGCGTCGACGCCGCGTCGCTCTCGCTTGTCCCGATCCAACCCGACGCACCACTGAAAGAGGCGCCGGTTCGGAATCGAGAGCGCATCGATGGCGGCACCGGATACGTGCGCACCTGGAGCGTGCTGGTGGGCACGCGGAGATCCTGGGCGCTGACGTGGACCGGGCTCACGACGACGCAGCGGGATAGCCTGCTGGCGTTCCTTCGATCGAACGTGGCGTTCGCGTTCGTGCCGACGCGCGATGTGCGCATCGCGGTCGGCCAGGTCGACCGACCGAGCTACCAGCAGGTCAACGGCCAGATCTGGTCGGTGGCAGTGACGGTGGCCGAACTGATCTACACGGGCTGAACCAATGGTCTCCTCTCCGGTGTTGCTCCAGACGGTGGGAGAGCAGCCACACGGCCGACAGCCGTGGATCTGGCTGTGGGAGATCGAACTGGTGAAGCGCACCGTGCTGCTGCCACCGGTCGTCCTGCGCATGACGAACGTGGCGAAGCCAGTGGTCTGGCCGCCGAGGTACCCGGTCACGGCCAGCATCACCGTGACCGTGCTGGCGGCGCCGGATCGAGCCAGGCTCACGGCCACCGCCGGCACGTTCGTGGCCTACGCGGCGAACAACCTGGTCGACATCGCCGGAAGCGCGGCGGGCAACAACAGGACGCAGGCCCGGATCTACGCAGTGGCGACGAACGCGTCCTGGATCGAGGTCCTGGGCACCGGGTTCGCCGGAGAGACCAGGAGCCTCACGGTGACGCAGGGGCCGACGCCGGTCACCTACTACCCGTTCCCGTTCGCGATGGGAGAGATCGAAGCGGACCAGGAAGGCAACCTGCCGTCGATCGACATCAGCGTCGACAACACGGCGCGCACGCTGATGCCGACGCTGCACGCCGCCGGCGGGTTCGAGGGCAACCGGGCCTCGCTGATCCTGACGCACGAGAGCCAGCTGCTGGCGCCACCGTTCCCGAACGAGGTGGCGATCCCGTTCAAGTTCCGCATCTCGCAAGCGCTGGCGACGCAGTCCGCGATCCAGCTGAAGCTGGAGTCGCCGCAGTTCTTCAGCCAGGGCATCCCGCGCGACCGATTCGTCTCGAAGCGCTGCCGGTGGGCGTTCGGCGGACCCGAGTGCGGCTACCCGATCACGCCGTTTGCTGCGTTCACGACGTGCGACGGAACCATCCCGGCATGCGTGGAGCGCGGAGACGACGAGGTCGCGCGATTGCTGCCGCGCCTTCACCCGAGGCGCTACGGCGGGTTCCCTGGCATCCCGCAATCGCGAGGCGCGCGATGATCCAGACCGACGACCTGCTGCGCATGCGGTGGAGCCTCGGCGGCCGCGGGCCAGAAGTGATCGACTGCTTCGGCGTGTGCCTGGTGCTGCTGTCCAGGATGGGAAAGCCGATCGAGGACGCGTGGCAACGGCTGAAGCACCGATGGCGCGCCGGCGAGGACCCGGCCGAGCTCCTCGAGCTCCCGCCTGGTCCGGACTGGTCTCTGATCGCACCGACCAGGCCGCCGCGGAACGGCGACCTGTGGATCCTGGGACCCGATCCGCTCGGAGCCGGCGTCGTGCTTGATGGCAGGCTCTGGACGGCGACGCGCGAGTCCGGCGTGGTGGCACTGCAGATCGGTGGCAGAACCCCAATGGGAGTGTGGCGAGCATGATCCGACTTCTGTGCAAACAGGGCCTTCTGGCCGAGGGCCGCCGCATCGAACGCACGATCGAGTGGCACGAGGGCCTCACGGTGGGCCACATCCGTCGAGCGGTCGGATCCGTTGTGCCGACGCTGGCGGTGGTGTCGATCGAGGGCAATGAAGACGTCGGGGACGACGAGCACGTGCCGGACGGTTCGACCGTCGTGATTGCAGGCATCCCCGGCGAGTCGCTGGGCATCAGCCTGATCGGTCTGCTGGTCTACGCGATCATCAGCGCGGCGATCACCTATGCGGTGATGCTGCTGACGCCGAAGCCGAAGCTTCCGGGCCAGGGGCAGGACCGCGGCGAAGAAGACTCGCCGACCTATGCATGGGACGGGATGCAGACCAGCTACGGCCAGGGCCTGCCGATCCCGGTGGTCCTGGGCACGCACGCTGCAGCTGGGCAGGTCATCTACAGTTCGACCACCTACGGAACGGTGCCGCAACCGCAGTTCCAGGTGGGAGAGTTCCTGCGGATCATCCTCGCCCTGAGCGAGGGCCCGATCTCGAAGATCGGCGGTTACGCCGGCGAGCGGGACTACCTGGGCGCGCTGGGCAGCACGCAGTACTCGACGGGCCAGCTGCCGGTGAACGTGCGCATCAACGAGACGCTGGTCGATCGACTGGCGGTGGCGCCTGGTGTCTCGATGGCGATCAGGCCCGGCACGCTGGGGCAATCGCCGATGCCGCAGTTCCCCGGCGCGCAATCGTTGATCTCGATCAACCTGCCGATCAACGACCTGAACGACGAGATCACGTTCACCTACGTGGGCGTCGAGGCGCTGACGAACGTGGCGATGCTGCTCACGTTCCCCGGTGGGCTGTACCAGCAGACGCCGAACGGACCGGCGACGTACCTGGTCGCGTTCGAGGTCTACTGGAGGCAGTCCGGCGCAACCGCTTGGAACGGGCCGTCGATCTCCTCGTCAGGGCAGAACGCACCCGTGGCGCAGTTCGACGTTGGCCTCGCGACGACGGCGATCAACGTGCCAGGCCCGATCGAGGTCCGCATCCGACGGATCACGGCCGCAGGACCTGGCAACACGGTGGTGTCGGCCTGCGTGGTGCGGGCGGCGATGCTGATCTACCCGCAGACGTTCGCTTACCCGGGCGTCGCGCTCGCCGGGTTCGAGATGCTCGCCAGCGGCCGCTTCAGCGGCGCGCTGCCGCAGTTCAAGGTCGAGATCGACGGGCACCTGGTGCGGGTGTGGGATCCGGAGCATGGCTTCAGCGAGCCGTGCTGGGAGAGACCTGCGGCGCCGTTCGACTTCATGACGATGGCGCCTGGCAGGAATCCGGCGTGGATCCTGGCCGAGGTCCTGACCAACAAACGCTGGGGCCTTGGCAACGACATCAGCGACGACGACGTCGACTGGCCGGCGATCCGCAGGTGGGCGATCTTCTGCGAGCAGATCCCGAGCGGGTGGGGCGAGCCGGCGCACCAGTGCGCGCTGGTGCTCGATTCGAAGCGACCCGAGTGGGACACGGTGATCCAGATCTGCAGCACAGGCAGAGCGGCGCCGGTGTGGATCGGCGGCAAGGTCTCGGTGGTCTACCAGTACCGCGACGAGCACTCCGACTACGGCATCACGGTGCCGGCGAAGCGATCGGTGCAGCTGATCACCGACGGGATGGTCGAGGACGTATCGGTCCGCTGGATCCAGAGGGCGCAGCGGCCGACCGCCTACCAGTTCCAGTTCCTCGACGCCGACTTCGCGTATCAGCAGGACGTCTGCTCGGTGCGCGACTTCGAGGCGGACATCGGCGACCCGACCGTGCCTGACCCGGTGCCGTGGCGACCCGAGGTCGTGCAGGCCTACGGAGTGACCAGGCGCACGCAGCTGCAGCGCGAGGGCGTGTTCATGCATCGCGTGGCGCGCCTGGTCGAACGAGAGCTCACGTTCACCGCGGGGCCGAACACCCTGGCCCTTGGCATCGGCGACCTCTTCGACTTCCAGTCCGAGGTCCTGCGGCCGTTCGGCGCATCGAAGGCGCTGGCGATGCAGGTCCTGCAGGGCGGCGACGGCGTCGACAACATCATCGTCGACCACGAACTGACCGGCACCGGCCTGTCGATCGCCGTGCGGTCCGAGGACGGCACTCCGCAGTTCGTGGCGATCGGCAGCTACGTGGTGTCGACCGTCAACGGCCGCAAGCAAACGGCCATCGACGTCAGTCCTGGATCGATCACATGCAACACAGGCGCGACCTGCGTGGTCGGCGCCACCGACGAGCTCACACAGACCTACCAGTGCGTCAGCATCACGCTGGCGCAGGGCCTGAAGCGGCGAGTGCGTGCACTGCAGTGGGTCCCGGAGTTGTTCGACGACGTGCCAACGGAGTGGTTCGAAGAGAGCGAGGGCGCGCTCGACACCCCGTCGATCACCACCGACAAGCTTCTCAGCCAGGCCGACGTCGACACGGTGTTCGCGCGCGCGACCTCGATCGCCATCGTCCCGATCGACCGTGGCGTGCAGCGCGTGCAGTGGGTCCGAGCCGCTGCTCGAGGAGGCGCGCGAGCCCGCGTCTACACGCAGAGTCCCGAGGGCTGGTGGATGCTGGGAGAGAGCGCCAACGCCTACCTGGACGTGCAGGGCCTGATCCCGTTCTCGACGGTGACGATTGCCGTGGTCCTGCAGAGCGCGAACGGAGACTTCGAGCCTCCCGGCCTCGCCACGCAAGCGACGCTGGTCGTCCAGGAGTTCCCATCGTGGGCGCCGCCGACGCCGAGCAACCTGACGGCGACGCAGTCTGCCGGCGAGAACCTGCTGGTGCTGCAGTGGGACCAGGCAGGGTTCGACGGATTCGATGGCTACGAGGTTCGCTGCGGCAGCCACTGGTCGGCGGCGCGCACGGTCTACACCGGACGCCTGTCCGAGGCGCGCCTGCGGCCGCCGTCGGGCTGCACCACCTACCAGGTGGCCGCGCGCGATCGCACCGGCATGTTCGGACCGCGCGCGCAGATCACGATCACCCTGCAGGCGGTGCCGTCCCTCGGCGCGCTGATCGTCGACTCCACCGAGTTCGCGCCCACCGGCAGCGGCGGCACGCACAGCAACACCGTCCGCGACACGACGACGGAGCCGGCCGCGCCGTTCATCGCGCTGGCCAGCGGACAGCTGGCGGGCACGTTCACGAGCTCGACCGTCGACCTCGGGTATCGCGCCCCGTTCTTCCTGCGCGTGGCGATCGACGCGCAGGAGCTCGACGGCACGACCGTCGACGACTGGACGTTCACCGTCGACTCTGGCGAAGCGCGCTGGCGCACCGTCGACACCAGGCCTGCGTCGATCGGCCTGCCAGGCACGGACTGGTCGACGCGAGTCGACGACCTGGTGTGCACCGTCGACGACCTGCCTGACGACTTCCGCGCCTCGGGCAACCTGGGAGAGCCAGGAACGCTGACCCTCTGCCGCGTAGAGTCGCGCACCTATGACGGCACGTCGTGGTCAGCCTGGGCAACACACGTCGACCGCAACGTCACCTGTAGCAAGTGGGAAGCCCGCCTGGTGATGGCGCGCAGCACCACCGGCCAGGCAGTCCGAGCCCGAACCTTCCGAATGGAGACACTCCTGTGAGCCAGACATACGCAAGCCCTGCTGGAAGTGATCCCGCCAACCAGGTCCTGAAGGACACGCTGCCGGCGCGCGACGAGGCGCTGCGGTCGCTGTTCAGCGGCGCCAGCGCTCCGAGCTCGCCGATCGCCTACCAGCTGTGGGCGGACACGAGCACGAAGATCCTGAAGCAACGGAACGCCGGCAACAGCGCGTGGGTCGACCTGCTGCCGCTGGGAGACACGGTGCGCCTGTCGCAAGGGTTCCAGCTGTCGGGCTCGCTCGCCGCGGCGACGCTGCAGATGGCGATGTCGATGGCCGGCAAGGTCCTTCGGGTCCTGATCGTGCCAGGCACGTCGACGAGCTCGAGCGTGGCCACCACCAAGGAGTGGACCTGGATGCTGCGCAACGTCACGCAGGCCGTCGACCTGTTCTCGGCGACGCCGAGCACCGCGACGGTCGTCAGCGGGGTCGGCGGCGGCGAGCTCGCGGCCAATGCCGCCTACCAGCTGCTCGCGAATCAGAACCAGCAGTTCGCTGCGAACGACGTCCTGCGGTTCACAGTGGCGGTGAACGGATCGCCGACGGCGGTGTCGAACGTCAGCATCATCCTGGTCTACGAGATGGTGGGCGTCTGACGCATGGCCACCGACCAGGACGGACGCGCGATCGCAACCGGCGACGCCATGTTGGTGTCAGGCCGGGTGCGCCGCATCGACGGCAACGAGCTCGTGCTGGTCCTGGGCGACGGCGAGAACGGCATGCTGCGAGTGAAGGCCGGCGACACGCGCCTGGTGTCTGCCGGCGGCGGCGGTGGAGGCGTCACTGACCACGGAGCACTGACGGGCCTCGGCGACGACGACCACACGCAGTACATGCCGGTCGACGCTTCGCGCACCTTCAGCGCGGCGCCGAAGAGCTCGGTCGCGGCCGTCAACCCGACCGAGCTGGTGCGGCAGGGAGAGATCGACGCGCTGTATTCGCTGATCCTGTCCGGAGTCTCTTCGGCGCTGGCATTGAAGCAGGATCTGGACGCCGAGCTGACGGCGCTGTCCGGCCTCACGTCGGCGGCGAACAAGCTGCCATACTTCAGCGGAAGCGGCACCGCGGCGCTGGCGGACCTGACGTCGTTCGTGCGCACGATCCTGGACGACGCCGACGCGGCTGCCGTTCGCACCACGTTGGGTCTCGGATCGCTCGCGACCGGAACGAGCATCGGTGCCGCAACGGACCCTGTCAGCGAGTACTACAGGCTCTGGGACTTCGACGACCAGAGCGTCTCCGGCAGCGGATGGGGCAACTGGAACGCGAGCGGTGGTGGTGCCTACGGACCTGGTGCGGTCACCGGCGCCTACGGCGTGCTGCGCACGTCGTCGGGCGGCACGTCGGGCGGCTACTGCGGCGCCTACCCCTACAACGGCCTGGTGCCGGCGCTGGCAGCGAACACCACGCTCGAAGCGCGCGTGTGGCTGGGCGGAGACGCTACTGGCGCGAAGATCCGCTTCGGGTTCTGCGACGCGACCAGCGGCAGCGGCGATCCGACGAACGGTGTGTTCTTCGAGTACGCGAAGGACCTGTCCGCGAACTGGCGCATCCGGAGCGGCAAGGCGAGCACCTACACGTCGACGACGTCGAGCACGGCGGCCGCGTTCGGCAGCTGGATCAAGCTGAAGATCACCTTTGACGGCACGACGCTGACGTTCCTCGTGAACGGCACGTCGATCGGAACCATCACCACGAACGTGCCGACGGCGGCCGTGCACCCGTTCTTCTTCGCGACGCAGGCAACCGCGTCCGCGTGGACCTACATCGACAGCGACTGGTGCAGGCTTCTGGTCACCGGGCTTTCGAGATAGCACACACACCACCGGTAAGACTCCATGATCACCCCGAGTATCAAGGTCGCCGTGCTGCTCACACTTTCAGGTCTCGGTTGGACCACTGCCGTCGCCTTGCCAGTGGAGGGACCGGGAGACATCCCGTGGAAGGAGCTGGCAGGCGGATCCGCCGCCGTCCTGATGCTGGCCGCGCTGGTGATCTTCCTGAAGTTCCTGCGCGAAGAGCGATCGGCGCGCGACGTGATGCTGGCCGAGGAACGGAAGGCGCGAGCCGAAGAGCGCAACCAGGACAGGGCGCACCTGGAACGCGTAGTGAGCCAGTGCACGACGACCACGCAGAACGTGGCCGAGCGCTTCAACGAGACCACCACGCGGCTGATGGACGGCATGCGGGAAGACCTGCGGGCGGCGCGCGCGGCGAAGTAGACTGGCCGGCATGCCACGAACACGATTCGTTCCCGTTCTCCTACTTCTCCTCGGCGTGCTGCTGCAGGTCGCCGCGATGTGCAGCGCCTGCGCCGGCCAGCGACAGACGACGCTGCTGCCGGCGATGCGGATGTCCTGGGTCACGATCCGCGCGCAAGCCTCCTCGACGTTCGAACGCCACGCGATCGAGCAGGGCCAGGCGATGCTGATCCAGGCGGACGAGGCGCTGCAGACCGCGACGCCGGCGGCCATCGCCGCGGTGCCGTGGAAGCCGATCGAGCAGGCCGCCGACGCCGACGTCACGCGGCAGCTGGACGAGCACCTGATCGGTGAGAACGGCGCCGAGCTCGCGCGCGAACGACTACGGCAGTTCGCCGCCGCGCGCGCGACGTTCTGCGGAGGTGAGACGCAATGAAGCCGACCACCAACGCGCTCCTGCAGACGCTGCAGCAGACCGTCCTGGAGACCGGGGTGAGCCTCCGCACCAGCCTGGTCGAGGTCGCGACCTACGCTGAGCAGCAAGGGGACCGGCTGCTGGCGGCGCAGCAGGCCGGCGAACCGGGCATGGATGCCGCCGTCCTGGCCGCACGGGACGCGATCGCGCTTCACGCCGGGATGGGCGCCGTGCACGAGGAAGACGCGCTGTTCGCGCGCGTGCGCGGCGTGATCCACGGGTTCCTGACCGTGCTGCTGGCCGGCCTGGCCTGAGGGGCGACGCCGGCGCGCCGCGCCGCCGCCCCCGTTCGGATTCCGCCTCGGATTTCCGAGAGCGACGGTTGACGTTCAGTGGACGTTTCGTTTACGTTCCGGGCGTCGCGAAGAGCGACCCGCCGGCCTGGCCGCCGACGGCAACCCGAGGAACCGAACCATGACGAACGCGAAGAACGAAACGACCCTGGCGCAGCTGGCGCAGAACCCGCGCCCGAACCGGAAGCAACTGGACGAGGTCGCGCGCGCGACCCTGCGCAGCATCACCGCGAGCGAGCTCGAACTGCTGATGGCGCTCGGCGACCACGGAGACTGGTGTGTGCTCACCGAGCCGAAGGACGCGAACGACGCCGCCGCCCTGATGGCGAAGGCCTTGGTCCTGCCGCCACGATGCTGGAGACCGCTGCGCCCGGGGACCGTCCTTCGCTGCTGCGGCAGATCCATGCGACCGAGCAGCAGGAAGACGCGGTGCGCGATCGCGTGCGCCTGGAGGTGGCCGGACTGGCCGCGCCCATCGCGACCGTCGAGCCGACGCCGGACAGCGTGGCCGCCGTCGCGCCGGCCGTTCGCCAGGCTGCTGACCGGTGGGAGAGCGCGAACAAGTACGGGGACCCCATCGAAGAGCAGATCGCTGGAATCAGCGTGAGGAAGGCGCTGGAGATTGCGGCCGAGGACCCGTCGCTGATCTGGGTTCAGACCAACACGTTCTTCATCGCCCCAGCGAACGAGCCGGCCAACGAGCATGCGGCGGGCTACGACGGAAACCAGTTCGCGCTGAACACCAACCCGAGCGAGTGGACCGTGAGCCAGCGCAACAGCTGACCCAACAAGAAACAGAGAGGACCCACCCGATGGACGACACACAGAACGAACAGATCGACCGCAACCTGATGAAGTGGTGGCCAACCGAGGCGGACCTCGCCGGGTTGGTGCAGCACTGGCGCGGCGCCGCCGAAGGCCAGCGCCAGGCCAACGCCGACACGCTGCAGCTGCTGCTCGCCACCAGCGACCAGCTGCGGCAGGTGCGACGCGCGAACGCGTTGCACGAGTCGATGGTGCGGTCCACCAAGCAAGAGAAGAAGGCGCTGCAAGAGCAACTCGAACAAGCTGAGAGAGAGACGAGAGCAGTGCAGCAGCGCATCGACGAGCTCAACACGAAGGTCCAGCAGCTGCTGAACGACAAGCACGCACTGGAGAACCAGATCGCCATCCGCGACGAAGAGATCCGTCGCCTGACGCGGCAAGGAGAACAGCGATGACGTGGAAGCAATCACCGACCTACCAGGGACCGCGCTGCGGACACGGGCCGTGCGTCAACAACTGGATCGAGACCGGCCACCGGCACTGCGTCGAGGAGATCGACGACGACGCCTTCGACTGGAAGACGATCGCAGCAGGCATCCTGCTGCTGGTGCTGCTGGCCCTGGGCATCTTCGGCAGGTGCGCGCTGTGATCCGCGCCGAGCCGACCAGCACGGCGAAGCTGGCCGAGGAGTACTACCTCGCCGAGGAGCAGCGGATGCACGCCGAGCGAACCCTGCGCGAGCAGGTCGCGCGCACGAACGAGTGCATCAGGCGAGCCAACCTCTCCGCGAAGATGCTGTGCGACCGGATGGTCGCCATGGCGCAGCTGCCGGTGCACCTGGACTACCAGGTGGTGACGAACGACAGCCTGGCGCAGCAGAAGGAAGAGCTCGACCAGGCGCGCGCACGCGCCGAAGAGGCCGAGCAGAGGATCCGCGAACTGCAGAGACCGCAGAACGAGGATGTCGATGACGACGTCTGCAGCGCATGCGCGTAAGGCGACTGCTCGGAGCACACGCGATGACGAAGACGAAGAGCAAGGCGGCGACCTGGGAGCAGGTGTTCGAGCGGTTCCCCGGATCGCTCGAAGACCTCGCATCCGCGATGGGCATCAGCCGAATGCACCTGTGGAACCTGCGCCGGTGCCGACACGCGAAGCAGCCATGGCGGCTGATCGACGCGTTGCACAAGGCGCTGACGGAGAGCGGGACCAACGATGGATCGGAGGTCCCGACGTTGAACCAGCTGCACGCACTCTGGCGTGCCGCGCAATCGAAGGAGCAACCGCAATGACCGATGCAGCCGAATTCTGGTGGATCAGCTATGCCGCAGATCAGCGCTTCCTTGGAGGAACGCTGGTGCTTGCCAGGACGCCAGTGCAGGCGCTGGTCGCCGCGCGGCAGGGCGGCCTCAACCCGGGCGGCCACGCGGCGATCGTCGGCCTCAACACGGCGAACGAGAAAGACCTGCTGCCCTACGTGCCAGGCCGCCTCTACACGAAGGAGCAGCTGGTCGAGCTCGGACCGATCGAACGACTGGCAGACCTGGTCGACGCCGGCGACGCGGCCGCGCTCGAGGACGACGACGACAGCGACGACGCAGCGGGCGCCGAGGAGGGCATGTGAAGCACCGGCGGTTCATCGTCGCCGACATCAGCGGAGCCATCGTGGTGCTCGATACCGACGAGACGCCAGCGGTCCCGTTCGTGGCGCCGATGTTCAACGCCAACCCGATCTTCGGGATGGACAAGGAGTCCGTGGTGCAGCGGGCGAAGCAGGTGGCGCACCTGCTGAACCAGGAGCACGAGATGCAGCAGGCCATCAACAACGCGCTGCCGAAGGCACCGCCAACGTGAGCAACAGGAGCAACCCAATGAACGACGACCAACCAGAAGTGAACCTGATCGACACCAACCAGCTGGTCAACGCCGTCGACCGGATCTGCATGATCCTGGAACCGATGACGAACGAGCAGCGGCTGCGCGTGCTACGGTGCGTGGCCACGTTGCTGGAGATCCCGTTTCCGTGACCAGGCGCGGAACGACGACGTAGCATCCGGTCGGCTGCCCGGTGTCGGCTGCGAGTCATGGCTCGCGGGTGGCGTGAGGGGCTGGGCGGCCAGGCCGCGCTCGGGACCTGCTGGGACCCGGGCGCGGCCGTTTTCGTCACCGGGGCGAGGGGATTTTGCGGGGTCCGTAGCGCCACCGTCGCGTCGACGGAGGACCTGAGCCAGCACGGGACTACGGAGACGCGACGGACGAGCCACGCAGCGGAGAACACACCCGAGTGCTTGTGTGCCGGCGACGCGGCCGCTACAAGACCTGCCAGGCAACCGGTCATCCTGCGACTAGCCACCGCGGCCAGGCGCGCAAGCGCTTGGCACTGGACCCGGGAGCCACAGATCGGTCAACGGTGCTGGGACCTCCTCGTCTACAACGCCTGCGCGGCGCGAATGCTGTTCGCTGGGCGGCCAGGCCGCGCTCGGGACCTGCTGGGACCCGGGCGCGGCCGTTTTCGTCACCGGGGCGAGGGGATTTTGCGGGGTCCGTAGCGCCACCGTCGCGTCGACGGAGGACCTGAGCCAGCACGGGACTACGGAGACGCGACGGACGAGCCACGCAGCGGAGAACACACCCGAGTGCTTGTGTGCCGGCGACGCGGCCGCTACAAGACCTGCCAGGCAACCGGTCATCCTGCGACTAGCCACCGCGGCCAGGCGCGCAAGCGCTTGGCACTGGACCCGGGAGCCACAGATCGGTCAACGGTGCT